GCCGGTGCGGCTCATCTCGTTCGGGCGGCCCCGATCAATCGTCCACGTCTGCACGTTGTACGTCGTGTCGATCCGCTCCCAAGTCGGGGTGGGGGCGAGCGCGAGATTTGCGGGGGCGAGGCTGACGCCGAGGATCGCCATCTAGCGTCCCGCGGTCGGGCCACGCGACTGAGTGCTGGTGTGACGTGACTTGCGTTGGATGATCGCGACAACCTGGGCGGCCACCTTCTCCGGGCTCTCGCTGCCATGCACGTTCACGGTGATCACGTTGCCCAATGCGAACGTGCCTGCACGCAACGTGGCGGGCGCGGCCTCGAGCCGGGCCTGCAGGATCGCGAACCGCGCATCACTGACACCACGCTGCGCAAGCCGGATCCCACCAGGCCCACCCAACAGGCGCGCAGTACGCAAAGCAGCCTGCGCGTCTTTGAGGGCGCGCTGGTTCTCGATACCGGTCTGACGTTGCTGCAACCTGTCGAGCACCGCCGACTTGATCGCGTCGGCGCGGTCCTTCAGCGTCTTGTTCTGTTCTTTCAGCACCTTGGAGCTCGCCTGGTCGGTCGCGAGGATCTGGTCGTTGATGCTGGCGAGCTGGTTGGTGAGCGCGATCTTGTCTTTCAGCGTTTTCGCGCCCGCGATCTGCTTCTCGAGGATCGCCGCCTCGGTGACGAGGATCCGCCGATCATCAGCCTGCGTCGCGGTCAGTTGTGCTTTCGCAAGCCGCAGCTCGGCGAGGTTGAACTGGCCGACAAGCGAGAGCGGCTTCCGGGGCGGCGGCGTGGGTGCGGCAGCAGGCTTCTGGCCTGGCCGGAACGGGATCGGGAACGGCAGCAGACCCTGCTGTCCGGCCGCACCGCCGCCACCGCCACCGACAAGGTTCCCGACTTCCCTGGCGGCTTCGATGGCGACGCCGAGCGGGCTGTGCGCTTGCGCGAACCCCAGGAGGCTTTTCCCGCTGAGACCCTTGAAGGCGCCGTTCAGTTTCTCGTAGGCGTCGGCGGCGAGCCCGACCCCGGTGGCGAGGTTACTGAACGCGATCGCGCCGGCGCTAGCAGCGGCGTTCGCGCCCTTCTGGATTTTCGCCTGGTTCTGGCTGTCCGCCATCCATCTGCTGAGCTGGTTGAGAATCTTGTTGAGGCTCGGAAGCAGCGCGGTACCGATGATCTCCTGGGTGTCGTGGAGGGTTGCGGCGAACCGCTCGGAGGCGGTGGTGTTCGCGGCTGCCTGTCCGGCGAGCCGTTGTTGCGCCTCGCGGATCAGGTCCATGCCGTGCGCGTTCTTTTCCAGGCCGGGGACGGCGCGACGGAGCGCGGTCTCCTGGCCGCCGAACACTTTCGCGACGGTGTTAGCGGCGTCGGCAAGCTGAATGTTCTTGGCGCGGGCCAGGTCAGCCGTCAGTCCTTGTAGAGAGATCGCTTTGTTGATTGAGCCGGTGCCGCGCTCGAGCACCGTCAGCGACTTGACGACCTCGTCGTTCTGGAAACCGAACTTGCTGTAGCTGCGTGTGACTTCTTCGATCCGTGCCTGGTTGGCCGTGAACGACTGCCCGCTCGCTTTCATTTGGGCGGCGAGGGCGCGCTGGGAGACGGCCGCGTCACGGGCCGCGTCGATGCTGGAGCGGAGGAACTCGGTTGCGGTCGCGAAGCCGAGGAAGCTACCGCTCGCGAACGCGATCGAGCGGCCCATGTTGCGGAACAAGCCTGACCCGGCGGCCGCGCCACGCCCGGCCCGCTCGACCTCCTTCGTGAACTTGGTGGTGCCGGCCGCGGAGCGTTTCAGACCACGCAGATAGGCGGCGTCGTCGAGGACGAGCTCGACACCGATCCGGCGGGCCATCTAGTCGTCCTCACCGCTGCCGTGGATGGCGGCGAACAGGTCGACGCAGCCGAGGAGCTGGCCGGGCGTCAAGTCACCGACCTGGGAAGCGTCCACTCCGAAATATCCGAGGCGGGCGTCCCAGGATCGTTCGGGGGCTTGACCAAGGTCTCCGAGCTCGCGCTCGTAGCGGGCCCAGAAGAGTGCGCGCTCCCGTTCGAGCTTACGGGAGGGTCCGCCACATCATCCGGCTCGGTGTCTCCTTCCATCCGGATCGTGCTCATCGCCGGCGTGTCCTCGAACCGCTCGAACACGCCACCAACGTCGTCGACTGTGATCTTGCCGGCGCGATACAGGGCGATGACGGCGAGGCAGGCGACGAGGGCGGGGTCGGCACCGTCGAAGCCTTCACCGATCGTCATCGGCAGATAGCCGGAGTGGCGTTTGATCCAGCCCCATTCGCGCCGTGTCAGCTCGGCCGTGTCGAGGTCGAGCTCGTAGCGGCCGTCCCACGGCTTCACGTCCTCGATCACGAGGTACGCCATCAGGCCGCCTCGAAGTGGTGGGCGATCAGGTCCAACGCGTGTTCCATGCCACGCTCCAAGTGGGGCGCGTCCTCTTCCAACGCGGGAACGAGCGCCTTCACCATTTGCAGCGATCCGAACTCCGGATGTTTCCCTGTCGTTTTGCGTAGTGACTGCTCGACGGCGACGCCGCGCTGACGCACGTAGACGCGGTAGCCGGCCGCCGTCTTCCGGTCATACGGCTCGAACAGGCTGGCCGCGTCCTGACGGATCTCCTGGCCGACCTCACGGAACACACCACGCACGTATTTCTTCTCTTCTTTGTCGGCGCGCAGCAGTGCTTTCATCATGCCGCTGTAGCCGGTAACGACGATCGTTTCGTTCTGCGGCATTTACGGTCCGACGGTCACATAGGCGAGCCCGGCCGGATCAGCAGCCACGAAGTCGGCAGACCACGTTTCTGCGTCGCCCCTGGTGGCGGCCGGGTTGTAGGTGAGCAACTGGACGTTGCCGCGCAGCTCCGGGTTCGTCACGCTGATCGGGCTGGTCTGGTCGGGCCGCCACTGGAACGCGACAACGGACCGGCTCGCGTGGATCGGATAGAGGGTCTGGTGAACCTCGCTGGTGCCGTAAGAGTTGTAGAACTCGACGGTGACTGACTGGGTGGTGGCGCCGGCGAGGAACTCGTCGCTGCCGGTCGCGTTGAAGCCGGACACGTCGATGCGTGCGTGTTCGCTCGAGAACGTGACCGCCCGGGCGAACGTTGAGAGGTCCTGTAGCGCAACCTGAACATGGTCTTTGAGGGCGACTCGCTTAGGCATCTTCCTTCTCCTTCTTCGTGGTCTTGGTGGAACGACCGCCTTCGACCTGGATGGCGCCCCGCTCCAAGGCGAGGTCCTCTTCCTCGTCCGATAGGTCGGCGTCGAACGTGTCGCCGGGCTGGTGGCCGGCGAACGCCGTGTTACCTGTGACCTTGTAGGTCGTCATGTGAGTACCTCCACTCCCGATCATCTTGTACGCCGTCATGTGAGTACCTCGACTCGCCATTCGGCGCCCAGCAGGCGCCCGTTGCTGGCTGCGTCCTCGATGTACACGCGGTAGCCGCTGACGCCGGGTGTGTCTTGTTCACCGACCGCGAGCGAGCCGACGACACCACCCAGGGTCTGGTCGGCGACGAGGGCCGCCTCAACCGACGTTGATGAGTTGGTGTCCATCAGCGCGAGGAGTCCTTCCTGGCCGGCTTGCTGGTCGGCGGTCGTGACGCGGGCCCGGACGGTGAAGAAGCAGACGTCATGGCCGATGCCGAAGCCGGTGCCGTGACTGAACGGGTCGCCGGGATAGATGTCGATCGCGGGCGGTGTCGGGTTCGCCAACCAGTACGGATGGATCTGCAGGTCAGGGATCTCGTCGCGGAGCGGCTCGAGTGCGTCCGCGAGTGCGGCGACGATCTCGAGCAGGCTGCTCACCCGACACCCCACGATTGCCGGGCCGGCGTCAGCTTCTCAAGCGCCCTGGATTTGCGCGGCAGATAGGTGGGGCCTGTCGGACTGTCCAACCCGATCACACCCAACGGGACTTCCTGGCCGGCCCACAGCTCGGCGGCGCGTTCCAGGTTGACTTCGGTGACGAGCTCGGTCTGCCAGGTCTCGAGCGGGTCTGTGCGGCCAAGCCTGCTGTCGATCTCGCCGGCCGCGATCGCCAACAGCCGGTCGGCCGCCGCCGTCTGGTCGGTGGTCGGCGACCGGATTTTCAGGATCCGGAACAGCTCGTCGCTGGTGGCGTACGCGGCGAGCTGTCCCGGTGTTCCTGTGTTCATTCCGCCAGCTTGGCGTCGATGCCGGCCCGCAGTTCGTCTTTCGTCATGCCGGCGTTGGCGGGACTGACGCCGAGCTCCTGCGCATACGACAAGAGCTCGTCTTTCGTCA